AGCCCGTGGCGCGGATGTACCAAGCGATCAGGCCGGTGGCAGTGCGGACGCCCATGATAATTGTTAGGCGTAGTTAGGCATTGCTATCCAAGTTCCCGGACTACCGGCAACTGAGCAAGTCCACCCCATCGGAGTTCCAGATACCGGCGTCGAGTCGATAACTTGTTGACCGACTACCCAAGCACCGTCAGTCGGAGGGGTAGGTTTCTGAATCTGAACTACATTACCGTTTAAGCGCACAGCATTAAAAATACGCCCAGGATCACCCACATTATTCGCACAGTTAATGTAAGTGTTGTCATAAATAAATGCGTACTTGCCAGCACCAATGTTCATGCCAATACCGTAAGTGCAAGTGTCACAAATGTTTCCACGCACAATGCAGTTGTATCCAACTTCTTTATCGGCAATTGTAGCTGCGGCAAAATTTATTCCTATCGTGAAATTTTTTACAGAGTTGTCTGAAATACCCCAGTTCGTCATCCCCGCGACGTTGGTAGTGATGCCGTAGTTAACGCTTGATGGAACTCCTACAATGTTGTTACCACTAAGGTGCAACGGCCCAGCAATAATCGCACTGCCAGATTGCGTAATCGTAATTCCGTGGGCGTCGTTGTTTTCTTGTTTAATGTTATTACCGACAATTGAAACGTCTTTAAAAATGGAGGAAGCGTTGGTAACAGAAATGTTAAATCCACCAGATACATTATCAAACAACACGTTTTCGCAAACAGTAATGGTTTCCATTACAACGCTGCCTGCGTTGTAAAATTCGATTCCGTACCCACGAGACTCCGATACTGTATTTCCGGTAATGCTTATGTTCCGGCTGGTATTTGTGACCCGAATTCCCGGAACAGTGTTGGTGCGAGTTGTGCCGTCAGATTTATAACCGGACTTGACCACCAAGTTACCGCAACACGTTGCACCACCCCGCCCGGACAAATAAATACCAGAAGAAATTCCAGCCATACTTGAGGTGCCGCCGCAATACCGAACAACGTTACCTGTGACCGTCACACCAGCAGAATTGCCGGCACCGGCAGTAGCACCCGCCGACACATAAATTCCGTTAGCCGGGAAGTTCACCATTACATTATTAGCAATGGTGCTAAACGCGGGTTTTCCGTTATAGGGTAAAAGAATACCGCTGCGAGCGTCAGATGCAGCAGAACGCAAACCGATGTTATTGGAAACAACGTGGTACGCGGTATCCGAATCAGTAACACCGACAGCAGCACCAGAAACAAATGAATCGTGCTCGGAATAACTAATGTTTTCAGTTACTGTAACCGTAGAGCAGTAATAACCGAAGGCAATGTCGGCGCCAGTTCGACTTTTGCTGTTAGAAAGGAAAGTATTTCCACGAATTATCGCTTTATTGGATTGGTACAATTCAATACTGTTAGCACCCCCTACATAAGTTGATTGCCCTATGTTGTCAAAAAAGCAACCCTCAACCAAGATATTTTCACATCCGGAGAAAAAAATCCCATCGCCACCATTACTACCAGCGGAAGTTGAGCCGTTTCCGGTCAAATTTCCATTGATGAACAGATTTCGCACAGTGATAAAATTTTTATTGGTGGCGAAAAATACTCGTTTGTTTGTTCCTGTTGACGTAATTTTTGACGCATAACCAGCACCAAATATCTCTATATTGCTTTGCAGTTCCAAAGCGCCGCTGATTGCGCAGTCACCTTGGGGTACATAAATACGCTTTGCTCCGCTTGCCACAGCATTTTGCATGGCAACAGTCACATCAACCAACTTCGTTCCGGCCTGCACATCGGCAATCTGCTCTGGGGTCATGAAATCAAAAACGCTTACCGACTGACGCAGTTTGGTTTGCACAGTCGTGGCGACTGCGCCGGTGCCAGCTGGAGTATAACTAACTTGGGTTGCTAGATTCTCACCAATTGCAAGAGAACTCTGAACAACGACTTCAACTTTACCAGCAACAGGCGCTTCGCTGAACGCAAGAGTAGAACCAGCAATGCTGTAGTTAGCTTTCTCTTGATAGATACCGTTGACAAAGACTTGAGTATTGTCTTTGTTCAGTACAGCAACTGGTAGTGCAAACGAAGTCAACACACCATTACTCGTAAGCGTATACGAAGTAATGCCAGCAACAGAATACAGAGGAGCTGCTGGTGCTGGACTGACGTTAGTGAGAAATGTTACTTCCTGACCAACTTCAAGTCCAGAATTGAATGTGACGCGAGTACCAGAAGTCTCTGTGTAGTCCGCCCCACGCTCAGATAGTAGACCATTAACGAAGACAACAAGATTATTAGCGCCGGGCGAGTACGTGAATGGCAGATCAAACACAGTCTGTCCAGCAGTTGCTGTTGCGGTATGTCGAGCAAGAATGCTACCAATACCGTTTAGGATGATGTCATCAATACGATCAGCTTGTGTTGCAATACTTGCATCGAGCCTAGCTCCTTCTGCGTCAATAGAGTCTTTAATTGATCGAAAGTTACCATCGATCTCAAGTGATGTGAGTGGAGCACCTTTAATTGAATCCGCAGTGGGCTTTGGTGCTACAGAAGAAATTCGATATTTGATTGGTGTTGTTGCCACGACGTAATACTCCTATTTTCTAATATTTAGAGTATCTTTTAAATACGTTTACAATGCGTATAGAACCTCCCACTATCCAAGTTGTGCCACCCCGCAAGGCACTCTCAGCAATAGAGCTTAAAAATTCTGTTGTCGAGAGTGCCTTTGTCTTTTCTAACACAGGAATCAATCAACAATGGCTCGTTCTTTCAACACTTCAGGCAAAATCCGTAATGCACGCCGTAGCAATGCAAAAATGAAAGAAGACTTTCTTGATGTCGAAACTCAACGTCAAGCAAAGCGCCTAAGTCGTCAACAAAAACGCCTAGAAAAGGAAACTGGAATTGCAAACGTCATTGATATCAATACTCGTCAACGTGTTGTTCGATTTGAAGATGTTAAAGAACTTAAACCACTGACTGATACTCAGTACGACTTCTTTGAAGCATGGGAAGACGATCAAGCAACTGGATATGTACTTTACGGTTCTGCTGGTACGGGTAAGACTACGTTGGGGATTTATCACGCAATTCTTGATGTTCTTGATCCACAGAAGCCAGAATATAAACAACTAATTATCATTCGATCCAGTGTTCAGACGCGCGATCAAGGACATCTTCCTGGGGATTTGGCCCAAAAAATGGAAGCATTTGAAGCTCCATATCATAGTGTCTTTGCAAAACTCACAGGTAAGAAAGATGCATATGAGAAACTAAAGGATATGGGCAAAGTTGAATTCATCTCAACTTCGGCACTTAGGGGCGACACGTTCGAAGATGCTATTATCTTGGTGGACGAGCTACAAGGCATGACATGGCATGAGTTGGATACGATTGTCACGCGAGTTGGTAAAAATGCAAAGATCATCTTCTGTGGCGATGGGAAACAGAACGATCTGATCACCAAGAAAAATGATGTCACTGGCTTTCACGAATTCATTGAAGTAACTCGACAGATGGCAGAGTTCCGAAACTTCAAATTCACAAGCGATGACATCGTGAGAAGTTCCTTTGTCAAGGCGTGGATTATCAACAAGGAACGTCTAGGACTATGAACTAACAGCGTTCGATAGCAACATTCAATCGGGTAGTCTTCGGACTGCCTTTTTCTTTTGTTGGATTCCTGACGTACAATACATGACATGAAAACATCTGACATTCAACGAGTAGTCATCGGTCTGTTCAAGTCTCTCTTCGCACAGAAGAAGAAAACGACTCAGCGCGTGGCTCGTGTCGCGAAAACAGTCGAGAAGAAACCAGCGCAGAAGAATGTTTCTTACAAAGTCAATCAGAAAGTCTGTGAACAGTATCTGCTTGACAAGATGGTCGATTCTGGTATGCATAATCTCACTTCGAAGTTTCACAAGAAAAAGTAAGAAAGTTCTTGAAATCCTCGGATTTTCTTGCTACAATCACTACACACAAACAAACACACTCTACATCATGACTTACCTGATCCCCACCCAGAACGTTGCAACTCTGCAAGCCGACATCGCCAAGCTGGCCAAGAAAGCAGCAAAGCTCGGTTGTGCAGCACCTGTGCTGACTATCGGCAAGACTGTCTCGGTCAAGATCGGTGAGACTCTGTATGGCGACTTCATCTATGCTCAGAAGGTCGAAGTCGAAGTGACTGGTGAAGCACCGAAGCTGAACGGCTGGTCGTTCATCGGTACTGTTGAGTCGGTCGAAGGCTCTACGATTCTGCGTAGCGTTCCTGGTCACCAGATTCCCGAGCAGTACCGCGATGCTGATCCTTGCAACTGTGATCACTGCAAGATCAATCTGGAATAGCTGATGGATGCAATGGTAGATCACTAAGAGTTATGTCAAAATCATCAGCAACTCTCTCAATAAAATATCCTTTATATGTACGATATGTTTCAAGATTTGGAGACAAAAGATTTTTTAGTGATCTTGGGTTCAACGATGTTCCGTACAATTCATTTTCAATCTTACAAAAACTTTCTGTTCCCATTGCAATTAGCTTTTCACCGGATGGTCTAGTAATTATGTAATACTTTCGCTGTTTCTTATTTCTTGCATGAATATTTTTCATTCCTTGCTCAGAAATATTCATTTTCTTTCCTTTATTCGGTGGTGTTCTGCCTTTCATTGCTTTTGATTTCTTTTGCGATGATTCCAAAGCTTTTTCTTCACCAATTCTCTCAGATAATGGTACACTATTGATAGTTCTCAATTTCTCTATCAATTCTGATGTATGCTTTTTGCCATAAAATGGGTTGTTTTCTCCCGACATCTTGATCGACATCATTTTAGAAAATTCTTTTTTTATGACTTCATACTGTCTAGAATTAATTTGTCGTTTGTCACAAGATAGATACTTGAAAGCATTTAAAGCATACGCCATTCTTATTTTTGTATTTTCGTCTTTTGCTGCCTTATACATTAATAGATGAGCAATATAATGTTCACGAGCAGTCAACTTTACTAGATTGCTTTTCTGATTTGTTCCACCTAGACATTTTGGAATTATATGATGATTTTCATAATATACGTCAGCTTCCAGTTTTCGTTGTTTCCTGTCATCTATTAGTTGGGAGTAAATCTTTTGATAATCCATGATGATCATTATGGTAATTGTGATATATCTATTTAAGTAAGACACTACTTGTCTGCAAGACTTTTATGCTAGGATAGCAATATTCAAAGAAAGGAATGACTATGAAATGGATTAGCGTTGACGATAGACTGCCAAAGGAGAATCAATGGATTCTCTATCATGCACCTGGTATCTTTAGTCCAGATGCAAGTGCCCAAGTCTGGGTTGGACAGTATGATCCAGAAGACAACGTATTTTTCAGTCGATCTGGATTCTTTGGTGGCGGTGAAGTGACGCACTGGATGCCAGTACCAGAACTGCCATAAAGTAGAAGGGACTCTTGATTGAGTCCCTTTTTGTTTTAGTCTTGTGGATGATAGCCGAACTCATGGAATGAGTTGCCATCTGTAAAGATTTCTTTTGCTTTCACTCGCTTTGAGAGAATCTTGTGAGAGTCGAATCGTTCACCATGATCATGAGCATATTGCAGGTTGGTCGTTACCCAGTCGCCTGGATTGATTTCCTTGATCGTTGAGTCATTAGGCACTGCTCGATAGATGTTCACTTCTGCTTCTGGACGATTGTGCAGAGTTCTCAGTTGCGAGTGTACTTTGTAGTCATCATCTCTGCCGTCGCCATAGAGCCGAGCACCGCGACTTGAGTAGAAGTCTGATGGGTAGATATCACGAGTCAGATCATGCGCTGGTGCCCCGTAATCCGGCCCTGGAGCAGTGTGTTCTCCACGATAGTCTTCTTCGGACTCAGTGATCGCTGATTGCTTGTTCGTGTATTTCCATACAGGCTCGTCTGATGGTATGGATACAGAGTTTCCACCAACATCAATGTTTCTGTGTGTGCGTAGCTTATCAGCAACGAATTTCACATTTGGATGTCTGTTGACACTCGCACCCATTTTTCTAAGAGAATGCCAAACGTTATCCGCATCGACTGAGATGCTTTTATCGCTTGTGAGATTTGCATTGTTTTCTTTTGCAAAATTTATTGCAGCAAGATACATAGCCTTTCCGTGACCAAGACCTCTATGTGCAAGATCAACATTTGCTTCACGGACAGAGTAGTTCGCACCATCATCATGCGATGACAGCATCAGTGATCCAATCTGCTTACCAGAGGCATCATTCAAAGAAAAGTTAACCCATTTCGACTTGTCTGCACCAGTGCTTTGAGACATCGAAATGTTGTGTTGCTTCGTAGAATCATTAATCGGTGGATGTTCTTCAGTCAGCACTTTATTGACTGCATCAAGCAGTGACTGTGGAATGTTCTTGATCGACATTGTATTGTTTTGTTCTTGTATAAAAGTAAAAAAGAGTCTGAAGTTATTTAGACTCCAGACTCTTCATTTCGATCACAGATACTTTGCTGCTAGTCTCGCGTATATAGATCGCGGGAAGCGATTTTGATCAGCTATAGTAGCTTCGCCATTAGCATCGTGATGGATCGCGTGGTAGATCGATCCAAGCGCATCCAGACACTCTCTAATGACTGCTTCATCCGCAGTGATGTTACGTGCAATGTAAAGGCGTTGATTGATCTCAAAGAAGAGCTTAGTCCACTCACTGGTGCTGATTGGAGTCAGTGCTTTCTCAAGCCAGACTTGATAGATTGCACGTAGCCGATCGAGATACTCATGATCAGTCTCTTCACGATAGACAGTGAGTTCAATACCAGGATCATCATAGTCTTCATATGGAACTGGAATCGAGCAAGGATCGATATAGACTTGATCTGCATCTACTGCATTACGAGAACAGAACTCATTGATTGCATCTCGAATCGTTGCATATGTCTGACAAGTCGTTGCGATCTGCTCAGAGACTTGTGCAGTCTCTCTACGAAGCGGTCTACGATGTTGATCTGGAATGCACTCTAGCAATTCACGCATCAATTGCAAGAGATCAACGATTGCTGCACGGATTTCATTCATGATGAATAGTTCTCTCTTTACTGATAATTACCAAACTCTTCGATTGGATGATGTGATATCACGATGTGTTTGTCCTCATATTCTGGCTCTTCGCCTCGTGTCGTTGACATCACAAACTCTTTGTTGTAGTCGTGAATTTTTCTAACCCCGTCCGGCGAAGTTGCATAAACATGCTTACCATCAGCAAGAGCGCGAGAGACAAGACGTTCCCACATTGCTGCACCAGTCGTAAACTGCGTGTTGCTTGACTTTAATGGCAAGGCTTGTTTGTTGAAATGATCATAGATGAATTCCGTAGCAAAACCTTTTGGAAGTCGATCTACGGACTTAACACGATCAACAGCAGTTTGTTCGATGTGTGGACGTTGAAATCCAGGACTTGAGTCTTTCTTCTCGATGCTCGAAATATATAGCGTTTCTTTGTTTGCATGATCATTTACGAGATATGTGTTCTCGTCATCATGGTGTAGATGTAAGTCCGGAGAAATCTGTTGCGTTTTGCTCCAGTGTTTTGTTTCATGGAACAACTTGTTCCTATATCCTTTGTGATTTGTTTCCAACGTAGAGAATGGTGAACCAATCAGTTTCGCCATCTCCGATAGAATTCGATATTCTTTAAATCCAACCATTGATATTTGCCTTTTGAAAAACGTGTTTCCTTGCAAGTCCGAGACTAAAATTTGTTTGATGATATCATCATACTCAATAATTAGTCGAGTCGAGTTGTTCTCGACGTTATATGGCGATCCCAACAATGATGCGAATCGATATGAGAACCAGTCAGACTTGATCTTGTTTAGCAATGCTAAGTTCTCTGATAGATCATCTAAACAGTCATTTTTAGTGAAGTCGTTTAGTCCTCGCCAAAAGTCATGAGTCATTGCATCAAACATCTCAAGATAATCAATCAATCGATGTTTGAAGCCATTGACTAAACAGTAATCAATGGCTTTGCTCATTACAGTCGCCAACCCTTCGGTGTAACAAAGATCATCTGTCGCTTGCCGTTTGGATGAATCACGACATGAGCATGATGCCAAGTCGAAGCACCGCTGTTGTACTCAAGTGCAAGGCGACTCGAAGTGCCAACAACATAACATCCCTTCTGGATGCTCGGCGAGTGACTGTGGCCAACGATCATCTTGTCTGGAATCCTCGCAAAGCCAGCAGCACTACCACGAGCACCATTGATGCCGCGATCACCATGAGCACCGACTTCGATGTCCATAATCTTGACGCCAGAGCGATTGATGAAGTCAACATTCTGTTTCAGGTGCGGACGAGCAACGAGTTCAAATGGATCAGGATGTTCAGTGCCACTTGCACCCATCTCTGTCTGCTCAAGCATTTGATACATCAGAAAGTGATAGAGCTTTGCATTCCACGGTTCTGTCTTGATATCAACTTCGTTGAGCCAGCGCAGCAGGTGTTCATTGTGATTTGACTGCACAATCAAGCTTGTCGAGTAATCTGGCGTTGTCTTGTTGATATACTCAACAGTCAGACGAAGTTCTTCTTCGATTGAGTTGAAGCCAGTCTTCCACTTTGCATATTGAGTGAAGACATTCTTCTTGTGATGATGGCTCACCGAATAAGCATCCAGACTATCGTGCCGAACAATGTACTTTGGCTTCAGCGTATTGACAATCGATTTATCATCAGTATAAGTGTACTGCTCAACGATTGGATCACGGAAAAGTGCATGTTCGTCACCAGTCACGAGAGCTTCTGCCGCATGTTTCTCAATTGTGCCATCTGACTTGTACTGAGTATCAATATCAAAGAAGCTCTTCGTTGTGGGATCATAGTTCAGATGTCGCAGATGGTAGACATCTTCATGAAACTCAAGCACGATTGCAGACAGCGAGTGATTGAAACGAGCTTTTTCGCCAAGCTTTGATTTACTGTAGTTTTTGACAGTGATAGCACCAGTCGTTGTCAGAATGTCACTGATGCGCTTATCCAGATTCGGCAAAGTCTTGAGTTGCACTTGAGCATGACCAACGATGACTGTCCAACCTTTTGAGAGTGGATCAAGTCCAGACAGTGGGTTCTCGGCAGTTGCTTGAATTCGCAGTCCGGCATAGACTTTCACATTGCATTGTGGGAATGTCAGCGTGTTCTCACATAGATAATCGCTGATTGCATCGTCATATGCATCTGCACTTGAATCATCTTCGCTATTGACAGTCTTGTACTTGATTGGAATCACAACGAGTCCTGCATCGGTTGCAACTCTATAGTGTTCGATGCACTGCATGAAGTCTTGATCGACTTCTGTATTGTTCTGAGCAGATGTAATAACAAGACGCTGCTTGTTATAGACATTGACATTTAGCCATTCATCTGATCGTTCATAGCTAACTGGATCAAGCGTAAGTTCTTGTTCAAACTCATCGGCAAACAGATCATCAGTTGCTTCATCGTTTGGCACTACACTGAATGGCTCACCACAAGACTTGCACTTATAGCGTTGCTTGATAGTACCAGTAGCAAGAGCTACAGTACCTTTCTTAATGACTTCAGTTGAATCACATGCTGGACAGTTCATTCAGACTCCAAAATTAAGATTTTGACCATTGAGCGATGATTTTATCATCAATCTCTTCGATTGGTTTCTCTGGATACAACTTTTTGAACATCTCACATTCTCGAATCGATTGATTGCCGTTACCAATACGAACAAGAGCATCGATGTAGTCGAGAAAAGCAGCAGACTCATCGCCCCACTCATCACCAATGATGTGCTTTTCATCAACTGGAAACTGTGGAAAGTCTTTTGCTTTAGAGCAAGCAAATCCAACAGTCTTGACGAATCGATCTTTGTTTGTGTTGCCGTGCGTAACAAAGTCATATGCGATTGCCGGTACACCAATATTAGTCAGTCCAGACACAAGTTCGAATTGATCGCAATGACCATGAATGTATTGTAATAGGCGTTGCATGTTGGACAAAGACCAAGCAAGATTGTTTCGTGTCCACTCACGAGACTTCAGAAACTCATCCACTTTCTTGTCATCAAGATATCCAACTACACCTATTCGCAGAGGGCGATCACATTTCTTATCAGGAATCTGCTGAGTGCGAGTATGCATAAATTCTTCAAAGTCCATTATTCAATCCTTTCAATGTTTTTAATCTTATGTCCAAGTGGCACGATCTCTTCTTTACCTTCAAGTTCATGTTCTGCTGGAATGAACGGCAATCTGTCTCGCATATGATGTGACAGCAGAATGTCATCCCTATGAACACTTGCTTTCAACACATGCGGAATAGCACCCTTGATATGTGACATTCCAGAAAAATCTCGCGCAGTGTTGATGTCAGTTGTCCAACTCTCAAGTGCGTGTGGCACATATGGATTATAATCAGTTACTTTCTCTGGAAGACCAACGCCTCGATAGATAGTAATTGTCTCTGGAAGCTTCTCTCGATGAACTTCCTTTGCTATGTCATGTATTCGCTGCATGACATCAATCGCGGCAGGATGAATCATTGATTTATGCATAGGAACTTCATCAATCTCTGGATGCTTGACTGTATTTCCCATATCGAAGTGATGCTTTGCAATGTTTCTCAGATAAGAAATCACTGGTGCTTCGCCACCATATTCATACCAATGTGAATATGCAGAAACATGATGTGATGGATCAATCATGTTACTCAGGTGAGAATGAATCGATTCTGCATTCTCGCCAGAGTGAGCCATATTATTTGCAATCTGATAATGCAAATTGTATGACATGAACTTACGATTCGCTTCGTCCAGATACTGAAAACTCTCAAGCAACGATTGTGTTAGATATGTCCAGTAAACTTTATCTTTACGCACTAAATACTCCTGTTGATGTTGTTAAAGAAATGCCGGTAAGCAGATTCACAGTCTATGCTTACCGGCATTCTTTTTATTTACACTTCAGAAGTGTTATTCGCGCTCATTCGATGTCAATGCTGTACTTGACAGTGCGAGTGAAGAAAGGTTTGCCATTCACACGAATCTTAGTCTTCGAGTAGAAGCGATTCAACTTGAAGCCAGCTTCTTCGATTCGCAGAACAGTTGCGCTAGGATTACCGAGTCGGTAGTTGGCACGAGCTTGCTTGCGCGAGATGACTTTGCCAGACATCAGTGCATTCAGGAAACGAACTTCTTTGCCAACAGTCTTCTTAGCCATGGTATAGGGTTCCTTGTGATCCAGGTTGGTTTGCATGTCGATCTAGGATCATCAATCAACATGAAGATATTGTAGCTGGAGTTTTGGTACTGTACAAGCGGGGTCAGAAAATTTTTACGACACTTCGCCAAGTTCAAAAGTCTTCATTTTTGCATTGAAAACATTCATACTGATGATTGCTAATGCAGTTAAACCGTCAAACATGAACACATCAACTGACGTTTTACTTTTTTTGTTTACAATTGATGTTTTTCTGATATTCTGATAGTATTGATCCAATATACTAACTGTTTTAATTTCATTACTTGACATTCCAAGAACACTTTGCATGAAATCTTGCATTCCAACTTCTGGCATATCAAAAATAGTGTCATCGAATGACATTGCTGTTAGTCTACCAATTCATCCAGTAGCCTCGGCAATCTGTATAGTTTTAGCGTTTTTACCAAGAGAAGAAACATCCGAAGTGATAACAAGATATTTTCGATCACCAAGAGTCCGATTAACATGTGATCGAAACATATCAATTTCTGCATTGTTTGGAGTCTGTCGTTGCCAGAGTTTACCGTTTAGTGTTGGTACATGAAAAATTACGCTTGAATTATAAGTTTCATTTGCTAATACGCTGACTGTTTGAAGTTTAGATTTGTTCATAATCGTCTAATATATGGAAATGTTATCAGCTATGTTGATGAGTACAAGACATAGCTCTATACTATAACATAATTCAGCGATCACACTCGATATATTTTGCCATATTTTGTGTGTCGTTTTGCTAAACCAAGATCGCTCAATGACAGGGCAAACTTCCTGATGCTCGTCGTAGAACCAGTTTTTGTCACAAAACTATCATATAGTGTTGATGCTTTGTATTCACCCGAAGCAGTATTTTCGATGAATTGTTTGATTTTGATGTGGTCGGATGAAAGAGATTCTTCTCTATGTCGAGTATCAAAATTTCCTATATTGATATCTTTGATTTCATAATTATTGAAGTAGTGTTTTACAAGATGTGGAAACACTTTTGAATCCAACAAGAAAACATCAACTGGTTTTGTGTTTGATTTGTCACGAATACAAGTTCTCAGAATACACTGATAAAACGTGTTCGCAGCAATCACCAAAACAGACTGTTCACGAGTAAATTTCATAATACTTTGCATGAATGAAATCTGATTGTTGTTCGCATTATATGCACATTCAATTGATATAGCGTCAATGTGCCGAAATGAGTTTATACCATGACAGTTGTTGCTTATCTGATGATACCGACTGTATGGAAGACTCGTTGTATCTGAAATATTTCTTAACAGCAAAGATTCACGATCTTGTAGAGTTTTAGCGACATAATTTCTAAAAGTTTCAACTCGTTCGTGATGTTCTGCTATTGCTCCCTTTGAATGTGAGTACAGTTCGTTATTAATTTTGGCAAGATGAAAGATAATCTTCTCATCATGCTTTTCATACGCATGTGTAAGATTTAGATTCACGCCAGAATTTTTCAAAAAAATCCCAAGCGTTGTCGTATGAAACGCAGCAGATGATATAGAAATACTTTTGAATTGTGCAAGTATGTTTATATCATATAATCCAAAAATATTTATTTTCTGAGCATTGTTTGCAAGTAGAGAGTTCCAGTTAGATTCGCTGATATAGAGTTTGTAGTTTCTATTTTCAATAGTTTTGATTTTTGTCATGTTATAGATGTCGTTATAACAATGACCTTTGCATGGCATAAGCTCGACAAATCCATCAACAATAACACCAGTTGGATTCAACCAACGTTTCCAATCAATATGTCTGATACCAGGAACACCATCGGAATTAGTTGTTACTGTTAGCTCAGTCATACTGATTGGATCAAATGCTTCATCGATTAACAAATCTCGATTTGCATATAATGCTTTATTAGAAGAGCGATGATCAATCAGCTTCAATGCTTCGTGCGTAATAATTATTGTTTTATTCAGTGGAAGAGTTTGAAAGAATTTTCGAGATACAGATTCATGTTGATCTACTGTAGTCGAATTGATAATCACGATCTCACTATCATTCAGTCCAGCAGAAATAAGACGAACTCGATACTCTTCCTGTAGAAAAATGCTAGGAACAGAGATAATCGGTGGAGTATTTGCTTTCTGTTTTAAGAAAGCTTGAAGAATAATATTGAGCGTCTTGCCGCCACCAGCTTTTAAAGAAGATACGGCTGCACCAAGTGGATTTTTGCTATACATTGTTTGTTTCCTAAGTCTTTTGTTTGAATTTTACTTCTGGGCCAACAGAAGGTACGTCCTCAGCATGATCGACAAACTATAAACCCTTGGCCAGGGAAGACTATGGAAAATCAATCATGTTGAGGACTATACAAATTTATTTAGTAAAAACCTCATTTTGTCGTTTTGTACTATCCCGTACTCACGTAGTATAGCATACATCTTGAAATTTCATCAGTTTGAGGTGACGCTTATAACGTATAAGTCTATAGATACAAAGCGTCACCTTTCATTATAGCGCATAAGGAGCAGTCGAAGACTGCGACTTGACGCGAAGCGCCAGCGTAGCGTCTACAGAAACTCATTGAATATCAGTTAAGTTTCAATCCTAAACAATCCTATAACATAGAGTCTAATTGAACAAATTTATAAGCTGTATTAAGTTAAAAAATATACACTAAGACAACATAGAGACTCATTGAAACAATATTACTTCAATTAAGTCTCTTTAGTCACTCACTTCGTTCGTGACAAGCTTGTCGTCTGGCGACGACTCGCTACTGCTTCATTTCTTTTCAAGATCATATCTATTCCATCTTCAATACCTGAAGTCCACAAGACTCAATCAATGTGCCGTGAGTACGGGTACATCTCACAACTTGAAGTTCACATAGAGTCTTACATAGTCATATCGATATGCCTGGCGTGTCGTGTCGCTACCAACAGCAAGTCCAAATGTCACCGAGTCTGATCTTGGACGCTCAACTGCGAGTCGCCATGCAGATGCACGAGAAGTCACTGAGTCTGCATCGATCACGCCAGTCTCAACGAATCCAGATGCAATCATCGTATCAAACACTCGTTGCCTGAATCCAATACCAAGATTGACTCTTCCAAAGGACTTTGGTGAATAGAAGTCACCATTCATGGGCTTGCTATTCTCAAAGTGTCTTGTGTTGATGTAGACATTCATTCCATCAACGACATCTGCATACAGCTTTGTGTTCAGACCAATCTGAGTATTTCCGTTTGAGTATTGGAACGTTCTTGGACTCAGAACAAACCCACCGAATGAAGTTCTAGCATCAACTGTTGCATAGCCACCAGTATAGGTAATGCCTTTGTTCAGTGATGTCTCTGAATCAACAAGGTCAGCAGCAAGCCCAATGCTCAGATCAGTATCAGAGTCAATCTTGATCGTCTTTGCTATGTCTGCAACAAGATATGTCTTTGATGCTGTACTACCAAGACCAACATAGCCATCTTTTGAGTTATATGCAATAGACGATGCAGAGTGTCTACTGGATGGTCCAGCATAATCTGTTGCTGCAACTCGAACAGAATCAACAGAAACTATCTGTTGCGTGACTTGCATGTTCTCGGTATCATGTGACTGAAACACCTGAGTATTGATATCTGCAAATGCAACGTTAATTGAGCAACAAGCTGTTGCTAAAATGACTTTCTTCATTTTGTACCCCAATTCTTAACTGATCCCATGAAAAACTCTTTGATGTAACCAAACACACAGGCTGGTTGTAATATCATACTGTATAGAAATGCATAGAAGATGAATCCAGTGATGTTACGACGAACTCTGAGTCCTTGTTCGATAAACATTTTTGCTTGAACTCTGAACATGATGTAGTTCACAATAAATGCAAGCGGCAAAAGAATCAGCGTCATTGGACCAGCAATCCAATAGATACCAAATAGAGCAAGCACGATGCCAGGAATGAATGCAAACGTATATGCAATATCCATATAAGGGAATAGCAGATTCCACCAGATGAACATCGTTGTCATTCTCGCTTTGAACAAGAGTCTCCAATGAGACTTGAATGCTTCGATAAGACCTCTGCTCCAGCGAAGTCTTTGATTGAAGAACTGTCGCCAAGTCTCTGGCGCGTTGGTGAACAGAACAGCATCTTCTGCAAATCCAACACGATGTCCTTGCTCAAGCATTGCCCATGTGAGTACGATGTCTTCACCAACGCAGTGTGCCCATCCATTCAACTCACGCAACACAGATGTTCTATAGAGACTGAATGCACCTTGAGCAACAAGAGTTCCTTGATAAAGACTTTGCAGTCGCTTGATTGCCGCAATTCCATGAAAGTAGTCCCACTCCTGAGCCTTTGTAACTATGTTCTTTCGACTGTTTCGAACTAGAACTGCGCCAGCAACAGCAACAGTGTGACTTGGATCAGACATATATCGCTCAACAAGTCGCCTCAGTGCATCTTTGTACAGATATGAATCGCCATCGATTGTGATTGTTAGTTCTGTATCAACGAGTGCAAGCGCATGATTCAGTGCAGCAGACTTGCCTTGATTACGCTTGAGATCAATAATCGTTAGCCATGGATACTTCGATTCAATCGATCTCAGAACAGCCATAGTACCATCTGAAGAACCATCATTGACGACAATCACTTTCATTTCGCCATGATAGTGTTGACGATAGATTGAATCTAGCGTAGATTTGATATTGGTTTCTTCATTGTATGCCGCAATCAAAATTGTGATCGCTGGATATTGTTCTGATGCAAACTCTCTCCTTCGTGGACGCTTATCAAGTAACAGCGATGCAACAAGAAATGCATTCATGAATCCAGGAATAATTGCGATACCAAAAACGACAAACCATGCAATCAATGCATGACTCAACTCAGTGATATCGGCAATCCAGTGTTCTGCCAAATACAAAGACAGAATCGACCAGAGTATTGCAAACGCAGTTGCTATCAGAAATTTTGTTCTTACTGTAATATACATTATTTGTTCCTCCCATTAAAAATGGGATCATTCATTGCTGATGATCCCACTTTGTTTACTTAGAAGTCTTCGATGTCATCTAGCATTCGTTTCATGTCGTTCTTGGCGAAATACTTGAGAATCTTCATCTTCGATCCAGTTGGTTCAATCGAGTAAGCATCGATGATCTGTTGACGCAAGTCTTTTGGAATGCCACTGAATGCAATGAGTCGAGAGTTCATCAGAATGCGTTGCTTGATTGTTTCATCATCTGTTGCTTCAAGCATATTTGCAGCTTCAAGCAATGGCTGCATCTTCTTCTCTGTCGCGGGCTTCTGACGAATACCAGTCACGAAAGAGTCTTCTGGCGACCAACAATTTGGGATTCCGTCGCCGCTATCGCCAGTCAGAATCAATCGACGCAGAAACTGTTTAACCGATACATCAAGCTTTGCATATGCTTCTTGGTATGGAGACCAGCAGCGAATGTTTGGATGAGTCATCAACTGCTTCAAATCTTTGTCGCTGCTGATGATGACAGTCTTCTCTGGCGCATCTTCTGTATCGAGAAGATTATCAGACTTGCCATTCCGAACAGCAATGTCTTGTGCCATCACTGCCATGATGTCATCTGCTTCTGCACTAGGAACAGCAATGACTTTCCATGGAAAATGCTCTCTGATGTCTTCTAGCACTAGTCGCATGTACTTGTGGATCAGATCCCATGGAATATCAGACTCTTCTCGTGCCTTCTTTCGTTTTGCTTTGTAGTGAGGAAAGATTGATTTGCGCCAGTACGGCGCCGAGTCAACAGCAATGATCAACTCATTGCCATATTCTTTCTTGAACTTTTTCTTATAGTTCTTGATAGTCGATAGAACGACATGTCGAATCAGATTAGCAACATGTGCTTCGTCGCGCTGCAAGTCTTCTTTAAATCCAGTGATTGCAGCAATTGCAACACCGCTATAGTCAATAACGATCATTTTGTTTCAGTTCTTCCAGTTGTTCAAGAGTTTTGTTGATGTCAGTGTGATGCACTCCAATGCCACCAGCGGCGATCCAGCGCCTAATGTTACCAGGATGATCATCGATGAGAATCTTTCTAGCCGCAAACGGATCCCTATTCACTTGCTCTTGTTTGAGTTTCGATTTCGTGATGATTGTACGATATCGCAGATCAGGCGTCAAGTGATCGCATACCCACTGCACTTTTTGTAGAGCGCAATTTTCATGCTCGTGTAGCTTGTACGGTTGTGGAGTTGCACTCAGCACATAGGGGTTTGGATCGAGGTCAAGAATCTTTGCAAAGAGTTCTTTGGCATACGACATGGGTTGAAGATTGACCCAAAATCTCGGATGTTCTTTTGCTAGTCGCATCCACATTGCATCGATCTCGGCTCGATTCTCTGCTTGATTCTCGGGAAAGCGAAACTGCATCTTCTCCCATAAAGATGGATAGAGATCGACCATCACCCCATCCAAGTCTATGTACACAATTGTTTTCTTCTGCATCGAGTGCTCCTTTTGCTTATATACAAGAATAACTACAAGTATTCTAACATGAAAGATTCAATCACACAAGCTTATAAGCAAGTTCTTGAGCAACAAGAACAACTAGAAGAAGGTAAGCTGAAAGACATCGCTATAACGCTTGGAATTGCTGGTGCTCTGACTGCCGGTGGAATGCACTACATTGAGAAGGGCAAGCAGCAACATATTTCTCAAGCGATGCACAAGCTAGCAAAACAAGATCCAGAGCATCTAAAGAAAACTGTACTTGCAAAGTTCAATATTGAGCCAAAGAAAGCAGAAGAGATCGTAAATGCCGCGATTCGTCATGCTGATCCAGTCTTTCCAAAAGCGCATCATCTGCTTGCTCTTGCTGGAATCGAATCTAGTTTCAACGAGAAAGCTGTGAGTAAGTTGAAGCATGATCCAGCGCGTGGACTCCTTCAAGTTCGTCCAATGGTATGGAATATTCCACACAAAGAACTATCAACGATTGATGGTCAGATGAAGCATGGTGCAAACATTCTGAAGACTTACCATCAGAAGCTTGGCGATCCCGAGAAAGCAGTTCAAGCCTACAATATCGGGATCGCCAATTTGAATAAAGGCCAGAAGCAAGATGCAGCATCTCGCTATCTGACCAAGTTCAAGACTGAATTACATCGTTATACAGACTGAGATTTAGTCTTTGCAAGGATTTCGACCATTGCTTCGAAGTCATCATCAACTGCAAGTTCTTCTGCAAATGCCGATTTGTGGTAGGATTTTGCAAAGCGATTCAGTAGACGCTTCGGGATCTTGAACTTGTCGTGCAATTCCGAAATCGCTTCCTTTTGGAAATCACGCTCTGCTTCTGCACGAGTCTTTGATGCACTGATTTCATCCATCACATCCATGATGTGCTTACGATCAGCGGGGCTGCTTGGCATGACGAAGCCAGTTGCGCCACCGTTGGTTTGTTCTTGATCAAAGTTCAGTTCGTCCATTTTGAAGTTCCTTTAGTGGAGTTGGTTGAGAGAAAGATTACAGAGTGTGACCGAGTTGCTTGACTTCGCCGTTATGAAAATGAACTTTCCATTCAAGTCCATGATGTTCGAAGTGCATGACGCGATGATGACCAACATGATAGCCAGACTCGATTTCAAACGACTTGTCAACAGTGATCTTACCATACATACGAAGCTGTTTTGCAACATCATCGAGTAGACCTTTGTTGTACGCACGAACGATCTGGGATTTAGTCATGTAGTTCATCATGTGTCTTTCGTTGTTCAGTGAGTGAATTGTAGCACAGATTTAGATGAAGCCAAAAGTTTTTGTTGCTTGCTTTGTCACTACCTCGTTTCGCTTGGTTGCAAACAACTCACTCACGGACTGATTGTCGCTGACTTTTGGCGGCTCAGTGCCGATCTTTGCACACATGATTTTAGCTTCTTCATGTGTTAGATTGCGGAACTGAAGAATATCAAAGCATCGTCCAGGACGAGTCAATGCACTGTCAATCGAAGAGATGTTTGGCAAGTTCGTGCTGAAGATGATCTTCTTATTCGTGAAGCCCATCAGACCATCACCCAGATTCAAGAAACGAGCCATGAGATTGTTGCCTTCTTTACGTGGCAGCAACAGCGTGTCCGCATCTTCCAGAATCAGAAACATATCGTTGCTCTCAAGCCAATCGACAAAGAAGCGATCTTGTTCCAGTACCTTCTCATGATATGTCAGAGTTGCACTCTGCTTTGCATGATAGAGAAGACCACGAAGAAACGAAGTTTTACCCACCCCAGGAGGGCCCAGTAAAAGTAGAACATTTGCGCTACTATTGATGTATCGATCATAGTAATCGTGTAGCGATTCTTTCATATATGGATACATCTCCTGGAATGGCAAGTGATGCGTATTCACAGGCATCTTGATATATTCCATATACTGCGAATCATAGACCCAACGAATATAGCATGGATTCTGTTCGAAGTTTTCTTGCAGCAAATCAACAGCAGCAGCAACTTCATGTTCGTTGCCAGTGAATGAGACATTGATTGCCCATTGCTTGTCTTCAATGGTGAACATCAGACTTCGATCAGCATTGATGCCAAAGAGAGTTCGATTGTTAGGTTGAACAATGATGAACTGTTCACTGAGGAACTCCTTCAGATCGGACAGCTTTGCATTGACATCAACTGTTTGAGTGACGGTTGAATATCCAGCATTCAATCGAATGTCAACAAATTGAGTAGCAACATAGGCTTCATAGTTGTCTGTTGCATAGTTCATATTAGATTCAAAGTCAAGCATTTGCGTTGGTTCCAGTCCAGATAGAAAAGATAGATTTCGACGTTTTACTTTCAATTTGTAAACTCCACATATTGAACACCCCACATTCGAATAGCTTCTTTACAGACAGGACATGGCTCTGCGTTTGCTGGATTGCCATTTGAATCAAATCGTTCAACAAGAATCTTGTGAACTTTCTGATCGCCAGCCCGCAACAGAGCCTGAATCTCGGCATGAAGAAACTGCTTATCGGGTAGACCGACTTTCTCGGCAATCGCTGCCTGTGTTGGGTGAGTCTTTTTGTAGTTGTTCACCCCAACTGAAATCAGTCTACCACGTTTGTCATAACACTTTGCCGTGATGTGATATTTTTTTCTGCCAGACATTACAAGAGATGATCCAAAGTATCTGCGACTTTTTGATCAAGTCGCAGCGAACGGTATCGTGGCAAGAACATCGAATGATCATCAGAGTTCTTGCTTGTGATGAGCATATTATAGTGCATATCGATCAACTTCCCAACAAAATATTCTGGGTTTCGCTTACGATCTTCTTCCGTCAATCCAGAGCCGATAGAGACTTTCAGCTTGCCGCAGCTAGTTTGACACTCAAGAGAGCCAATAAGATCTGGATTCTTGCTATGCGGCTGTACACCGACACAGATAAGAGTTGCATCATTTGTTTCTTTGAGTTTGAGAACAAACTTGCTTCGCTTGGCTTGCCAGGGCATAGTTGCAATCTTCATCATTGCACCTTCGTAGCCTTGCTCAAGCATATGCTCATAGAACTCTTGACATTCTGCATGAGTCGAGACAACTTTCGATTCGATGACGGAGATTCGATGCGTTGGAACAGCATGTACATAGATTTGCAGAGTTGCAAATCGTTCAACATACGGAGTTTCATCGAAACCATCAAGCCACTTCTGATAGTCAACAACATCCCACAGCACCGCATGAAGCTTGTTTGCTTCTTCTTTGCTGATCGTGTTGCGAACAGCTTTGTTGAAATATCCCCCACTGGTCTTTCTATCCATGACATCACCAGCCTCGGTGATTGCGATCAGTTCACCGTCAAAGACTTTGCCAGGATACTGACTAAAGAGACTATCAAAGACTCCATGTGTTTCCAGTATATTGCCATTCCGAGAATATACAGTAACGCTACTATCAGGCTTGACAACAATCGCAACTCGACCACCGTCTTCTTTCTTCTGAACGATGATTGCATCTCGTCCCTCTGGAATATTTGATGCAGTCTTTGCATCATACTTGTCGGCAAGCATGACAGGAAACTCTGGAATCAGATTCTTCCAACACTTATTGACAAGACCTTCTGCGACTTTACAGTTCGCATCACGATTGATCATGTTCTTCAGAAGAATCTGATCTTCGAGAATCAGAGAAGACATGATGTTGTTGACATAATCACGAGCAGCATGACCAGTCAGAACACGATTATTCAGCGTTGCAACAAGCAGCTTCAGTTGGGCAAGCTCAAGATCGTTCTTGCCAGGAGCTGGCAGATCGCTGACACGCAGCCAGTAGTTGATGAATGGATCGAGCGTACACTTGAAGTACGTCTTCAGCATTTCGTTGTCGGCATTTGCCTTCAGAATGGCAAGCTTGGCGTTGGTGCTGGATTCCGCTGCAAGAGCAGAGATGATGTCGCGGAGTGTGTTCATGTGAATATTATATCAGAATGAGTTTGGTTGTGCAACAGCACGAGTCAGAAACATGAGTCCAGTCTGAAGATCACGTTTACCCATATCCATCCACTTGAATGGCTCAAAGTCGATATCGCTATCAAACATATCACCAACTTGTGAGTTCAGATGATCATGAATTTCATTGATGAGCGATTCCAGTTGTGGACCAAATGCCTTGATCTTGTTCATCAGATCGATCTCATGTTGAGTGAGATCACGATATCCCTTTATGGAACGATGTTGGTTATCCATGTTCTTTACTCCAGATCACAGATGTGCAGACTTGCGTTTTCGTCGCCAAGCAGGAAATACAAGCCATCGACCAGAATAGCGTAGTTCTTTTCACTATCTGGTCGAGTTGGCTTCAGTGTATATGGTTGATAGATATCATTGTACCAAATGACAACGACTTTTGCGTTTAGTTCAGTCATTCACTTTTCTCCTTGATGTATAGACGCTCTTCGCAGTACGAGTTGATCTTACCGGACTCAACTGTTGGGTTTGCCTTCACACATCTATTATACAACTTATCTTGATACGTTGACATGCCGATAGCAATACCAGAAATAAAAATCGCAAAACCAACTACAAACTCACGCATCATTTGTGCTCCTTGAACGAATTGCTTCGATTGCAAACTTTATCCAGCCATCTGGACCAGTATTGTCTTGATAACTTTCCATACATGCTTCTATACAAGATTCCCGCTCGGCTGCGGCTACAAGTGCTGCGAAGCGTTTAAGTTCCAGAATGCAATCTGTTGCCGACACAGGCGCAGCAAACACGCACGGATCACCACTTGAGAGCGTATAGTTGCCGATTCTGAATCCAGCCTCACGCGCCATGCGGATGATGTCTTCTGAATTCATATTTTTACCTCCGCGTCAGCCACACAACTACAAAATAAAATGCTATGAATAGTGCAACAACAATACCCAATACTGTTAGATCAAACAGAAACTTGCCTAGCATGAATTGAAAGCCGGCGCTGATAGTGTTTTCGCAGATCATTCTTTCTCTCCTATTCCTATCATTATGAACGCAGTGAAAGCCAATCCCATGAAGGAAACCCAGAGGCGCGCCGCAAGAATCCAACTAGCTGGATTCAAGTCCCATGAAACGAATGCACCCAAAAAGTAAGCGATCATGTATCCAAAAATGAAGGATCTGATCATTCCTGTTATCCTATTACGTGGGCACGCTCGATGGCGCGGGCAACGCTTGCCCCATTCTTTGACCAGTCGCCCACGTTGAGGCCGTAGTTTGCGACGATGGCATCGATCTGCTCATCCGTCAGCGGCTGGCGAGGTGGCTGCGGGTGGGTGTAGAGTGGGATCATTCCGTCCGTATCACCTCGATAAACTACTGCTTCAACTGTCCAGACCCATCCGTTATCTGGGCAATACCAGATATAAGGCTCCTGCTCGACTTGCGGCTGCTCCAGTGCTGCGCGAATGGCTTCAGCAGCGTCCAACGTGTAACCTTTGACCATATGCGGGTACTGATTCGCGTGACATTCAAAAGCCTCCAGCGCCTGCTCCAGCACTGCGCGGTCGATCAAAATTTTATTACACATCACTGATCCCTCCTGAAAAGTTTACCATTTCGACATTCATAATACGTCCAATGAATTCTTTCATTAGAATATGGACTCTCAACTTTATAACACTTATGTCGCTTCTTATACTGATCCCATTTTGTTTGCTCATATACGATGAACACACCAGCAAGAAAGACTCCAATAAGAGTTGTGATTGCGGAATACTTGGCTGCTGTCATGAATGTTTTGATCTTCATTGCACAAGTTCTCCATGAATTAACGCCTCATCGATGCAATGTCTTTTGCATCTTGATCACGGAAGATTGGTACCATATTGCTCTTGTGCATCGTACCAACACCAATCATTGCAGTACCAGAGTATACGCGAGAATCACGCCGAGCAGTAGAGCCACCAGGAGTCATCTTGCTTGGCAGATCAAGACGATCACGTCCAGGAGGATTGCTCAGAGAATATTCTAGCTTGCTAGAAGCAGATGCCAGAACTTTCTTCGGTGCATACTTCTGTTGAAGTTGCTGCCAGCTACGCTCGTTCTCTTCGTAGCGGCGTTTCTCTTCGGCAGATTTGAATTTCAACTTTTTCATGATGTATAGAGTATATCTGGATTACTGAAGAACTTTTGCCACTGCATTGTTGATGTTGTTGATATACGACAGAGCATCAAACGGACCAACTGCATATGAAGTCACATAGTTCTTCTTCTGACCATTAACAGTCACAAGCTTGACAGTGTACTTTGCAATGAACTTCGACTGAGATGCATATGCATCATTGTAAACACCAGTCTGTTTCTCAGTGTCTTTGTATGCATCAGCAAGCGCATAGCTATTTGCAAGAAAGATGATGTGTTCGGGATGCGATTCATCTTCAGACATTTTCTTCAGGTACTTTCTGAAACTTTCTGCATAACTCGTTGCACCAAGAAGAATCAGCATTGCATGATCATCTAGCGTTGCTTGATGTTGTGCATAGAACATCACATCATCTGCACTAGGAACGTACCGATTAAGCGGGAATCCAGTCTCTGGAGCGATTTTATTCACCGACTCAAGCTTCTGTACTGCATTAGTCCAAAAGCTCTTGGTAGCGTCTTTTAGACTGTAGGTGACGATTGCTTCACATGCTGTTTCTTCATTAGTTGCGGAATGTGTGATCACTTGACTGAACTTTGCATCAAAGACGCCATCTGGTACCTTTGCAATCTTCAGAATCGTTTGATTGACAAGTGCGGTTGCTTCTGGACTATCACATGTCGCGGGCTGCTTCGAACATGCTGCAAGCAGAGCAACAACTGGAATCAGGATGAGAGTAGATGTTTTCATGATATAGAGATTGTAGTTCAGCCGTCAGATCGAGTCAAGCAAAGACTTTGCTTCAGAGAAAGATCGAGCAGCACCAAGAATCTGAGCACCATCAGTCGTGGGATCAAAGACAACAAAGACATCACCAGGATACTCAGTGATCCAGCGATTGCCAGTTTGTCTTTGAGCAAATGTTGCAAGAACATCATATGCAAATCGTTGAAGTTCTCGCCATTCACGAGATTCGCCAGCTTCAAGAGCCTTGTTCCACCAAGTGACTGGCAGACCAGCATCACGAGCAAGCAACATCAGAGTATCATTATCAATAATCATTTCATACACCTTTCATACGACCAGACTTGATCATTGTATCACGGAAAGCTTCGATCTCAGCAAGAACTTCTGGATCAGTTTCCCAACTCCAGTCATATCGAGCATAGTTTTCATACTTGTCTGCTGCCCACTCAATACCGAATCGAGCAGCATCAGTGATGAACCAACGCTTGACTTGCTTGGTATGATAATGTTCAAACTTCTCAATGAAGTGGAAAACATCGGTACACTGATCAACTTCATACTCAGTGCCATACTGCTCTCGCATAAGCTTCTCATTACTGGTCAGAACATAGTCAGCATAGTTGTCTTCCCACTTGTAGACAAACGAGATACGAGGTGAACCGTTCACCACAGGAAACGAGATATCACCATCATCTACCAGTGCATGATGAATCATGTGCAGTAGATTCTCAAATCCAGATGAAGTATTGAATCCACCAGCAAAATTGCTTGGTAGAAAGCTATAGGGATTCACATCCGTCTGGAGAAGAAACTCGGTGATTGCTTTCATCTCTGCACATTCACTATTCCTGAATGAGTTGATTGTATCCAATGAGTTCTGATGGTTTTCTTGGATAGTGGTCAGTCGCAGCATAATTCATTCACCTTTCATTTGTTCATCGATTGCAGCATCAAGGGCTTCAAGTCGAAGACCTTCTCCCTCATTGACATCGTTGTTTTCTGTCCAACGAACGACATCAATTCTTGGCGCACTCGTATCGTTTGGTTGTTGACGAAGCCAGCGATATCGAGCAGCGTCTTTGATGAGTTGTTCCATGTTTTCCATAATATGATTTCTCCTTAGCAGTAAGTGGATTCACAGATTTCGATGGATTCTTCGATGACAGATTCGATATCAGTCGAAGGACGGGTGAAAGTTCGACGAGCCATCTCGACAGAGTATGCAATCGGTTGACCAACGTCAATCGTGATAGCTTTCATGGTAACAGGCTCATTGCCGAAGTTTTGCTTGATTGCATAGACAGTGCCATTCGCCTGACGCCAGACTTTGAAGATAGCACCGGCATTGTGACCCTGAGTCTTCTTCTTTGCAGCCGCGTAGTAGATTTTAGTCATGATGTGTGTCGTTGGTGATGGTTGAATTTTACTCCAACCATCGAGTTCAGTCAACAAAAATTTTTACTTGACATTCACGAGAACTCGCAGATGCAGGCACTGGATATTGTAGCCACCAGCAAGGATCGTATCGATGGTGACAATCTTCTTACCAGCATCAGTGTTGACAACAAACACGCCATTGAATCCGTCGTTGGTATGAGTGAACGACTCAGAGATGACTTCAGTAACACCAGCTTTGATCAGCTTGGATTCGATAGAAGCATTGCG